TTTTGGAGAAAATTCCGGAAAGAAGAAAGTTCTGTCAATAAAAATAGGCAGCTATCAAATCGAAACATGATAGCTGCCTAATTTATGATAGGCTGGACCAAAATCTGACTTTTGACACAGCCCCTTATATTGCTCTTGGCGGAAGGTGAGGGAGTAAAATTTTACCCCTCTCATCATGCGCTATTGCATTATAGTTCAGTCCATTAGAAAGAAATCTAAATCTATAATACCAACTGACAGTAAACTTATTGTAAATCGACAGGGCAAAGATAATCAGAAATCATGAATGCGAGTATAAAAAACAGATTTTAACTAAAACTCTTTTGAAGGGGTTTTCTTGGCATGGAGAAGATAAGCATGAAGTTGCATGCTATCACGTGGTTCCATGTTGAGTAGCTCTAACATAAATCGATGGATTTCCCATATAACTGAGAAAATAAGCAAGTTTCGCTTGCGCACAACTGGGGATTTTAGTCTTAGGGGGTAGCCTAATACCTAAAACAAGAAAATCAAGAGAATTAAAAATATAATAAGTGAAACAAATATCTTGATAATAAGTATGTTAAGTAAATATGACGAATTCCTTTCGTTTCCTTAAAAATCCTTATAATTACCACTTTTTGTTACTAATATTTGCGACATTTGAATTATTTTTGTTACCTTTGCACTCGATTTCTGATTGGTTTCATTCGAAATGAGTATGGACAAAGAAAAGAAATACAGTAAAGAGCCTGTTAAATTGTGTCTGAGAAGCCGTAAAGACGGTCGTCAGGTCATTTATCTGGAAATCTATATTGAAGGCAAGCGCACTTATGAACGTTTGCCCGACTTGGTATTGATTCCTGAAACAGACCAGAAATCGATAAGGAAAAACGATGCGACTCTCAAAAAGGCAGAAGTGATATGTCGCAAGAGGAATCGGCAGCTAAAGAAGGAGCTGCCCAACAACAGGTATGTCCAAAGCCAAGAAGCGGAAGCGCCACAGCTTACCTTATTTAATTGGATTGACAAGTATCGCGAAATCCAGAAAAGTCGAGGCGTTCGTAACCTCTCTATCATAAAGCGTCTCAAGAAATTACTTGAGCTTTTCCATGATGACCTTCCTTTGACTGATGTTGACAAACAGTTCTGTCTTGACTTTATCAACTTCCTGAAGAATGACTATAAGACGAAATTCGGTAATCCTATCAGTTCAAAGTCGGGGTTTAACATCGTCAGCGAACTAAGCACCGCTATGAACACGGCTATCCGCGAAGGGCAGATACAGTCAAATCCGGTCAGTAAGCTTACACCGACAGAGAAGTTCCTGCCCAGGGAACAAGTCCGAGAGTACCTCACCATTGACGAGCTGAAGATGCTTATTCAAACTCCCTGTGAATATGAGATTGTCAAAAACGCTTTCCTCTTTGCGTGCAACTGTGGATTACGCCGTAGCGATGTACTTGCCCTAAAATGGTCTGATATAACCATTGACAACGATGTATGGAGAGTCGGTACACGCATGATAAAGACCGAAAAGCTTGTCTATGTACCTCTGCCACTCCAAGCTCGCAGATGGATGCCGCCAAGACCTACAGAGCCTGAGAAACTGAACGACAAGGTCTTTCAGAAACTCGATGTCTCCAAGATACAAGAATATCTGAAACCTTGGGCAGAATCGGCAGGCATTACAGGAAAGAACGTTTCCTTTCATGTATCCAGACACACATACGCCACAATGCTTCTTACATTGGGTGCTGACCTTTACACCGTAAGCAAACTGCTTGGACATACTTCCGTCCGTCACACACAGCGATATGCAAAGATCATCAACAAGACGATAGATGATTCCATAGAACTAATAGACAAAAACTTATAACAGACATGGCACGAAAGACATCCGCAAAGAACACCAAGGAGCCTGTAAGACTCCGGGAGAAAGAACTTGCCAATGGCGTGCGCTCTCTCTATCTCGACATCTATGTGAACGGCAAGCGCAGTTATGAGTTCCTGAAACTCTACCTTATTCCAGAGACCAATCCTCAGGCCAAGGTACAGAATGAAAACACCATGCGTGCTGCCAACACCATCAAGCTCAACCGAATTCTTGAAATCACCAACAACAAGGCTGGATTGAAGAATACATCCATCCGGGCCAAGATGCTACTGAAGGACTGGATGGAAACATTCCGTCAGGCACAGGAGCAGAAAGGAGTGAAAGACCAGAAACTCATACACAATACCATCCATGCGCTCACTGCCTACAATATCAATGTTGCCATGAGGGACGTGAACCGGGACTATATCTTAGGGCTGACCAACTTCCTCCGCAATGACTACCGTTCTCCGCGAGGCAAGAAGCTGAAGGACTATTCTGTCATCAACTACCTCGGCTGCCTGCGCAATGCTCTCAATATGGCTGTGCGAGAGGATGTCATTGCCGACAACCCCATCATGAAACTGTCTGCGCAGGATAAAGTCAAGGCACCCGAAAGCCAGCGTGAGTTCCTGACTATTGAGGAGGTCCAAAAGCTTGAAGCGACAGACAGCCCATACCCACACATCAAACAGGCCTTTCTCTTTGCCTGCTATACAGGGCTGCGGTGCAGCGATGTCAGATCCATCACTTGGGGCAAGATTGTCAAGGACGGAGAAAAGTACAGACTGCACACTGTCATGTTCAAGACAAAGCGCCCTTTCTACATTCCATTGTCAAAGAAAGCCATGCAATGGATGCCGGAGAGAGGTGATAAAACTGACGATGACCTGATCTTTGAAAACATTCCTGTCCAGGTCAACACCAAGCTCTACCTTCAGCCGTGGCTTGACAAGGCTGGTATAACCAAGCCTATCACCTTTCATTGCAGCCGACATACCTTTGGCACCATGATGCTCACGCTGGGTGCGGACATCTATACCACAAGCAAGCTAATGGGACACACCAAGGTGGAGGTCACGCAGATTTATGCCAAGATCATCAACAAGAAGAAAGATGATGCCGTGAGTCTCATTGACCAGGCATTTGCCTAACAACATCAAATAATTGTAGCAATCCTTAATTTCACCAATATGGACAACTATATCCAAACTCTCAATGCCAGTTTGGCAAGAATGGAAGAACTGATGAAGTCGCTTCTCGTTACTCCAACAGACTTCGAGACACTTCTTTCCCTATACCTCTTATATAAAGAGCACCAGCACACCAACGCCCTGATTGACTATGCCGAAGGTGTATTGAAGTCTGGCGAGGGTATCGACCAGTTGCTAGCCGATGCAACCGAATTGAATCAGTTGGTCACAAGATGCAACCAACTCTATACAGACAATCAGGAAGCCTTCGACAGCATCGACAATGATGCGCTCTTCGAGGCACACATCAAGCCATTCCGTCATGCAGAGAAGGCAGAGGCTGACATTGCCGCTCCACTCTGGAAGGAATACCAGCGTCTGAGCAATCGCCTTGACTATCTCGCTGGTGACTCTGACGAGTTCAAGGAATTGGCACCTAAATGCGATGCAGTCAAAGCAGAGTATGACATTCACCACGCCAAGGTCAATGAACTTCATCGTTTATACGAAGAAGAGGTAAAACGTTGCTCGGCTGCTCTGTCGTTCACACTTGAAGACCTGTCCGTGCTGTTCTTCTACATGCAACGCATATCTCAGAGCATCATCGACACCATCACTAAACCACAAGGAGAATAGATATGGCAGAATTGAAATCGTTTCCACTTGATTACTATCGCAACTATCTGGATGTCGATGACTGTTCTCCCATCTACAACCATTGTAACGGAAAACAATTTGAGGCGGCAACCAAGTTAGACCTTTGCGAGTTCCTGAATCTGCGCACACCCCTTGTGCCTGTCAGAATCCTTGATGGCGAAAAGCAGAGGATGTGCTATCTCATAAGCCAGCTCCTGAAGCATCGTGTCCCTGCCATATCCGAGATGAAAAAGCCTTGGCTCAAAGGAATCCTGGCTGCTTGCAAGATCAGCGAGTCCTACTACAAGTCACACTACAACGATGTGGATGAAAGAAGCGGGTCTGAAGCCAACAAGGAGTTCTATAGGACAGTAAAATCCATCTTGGGAAGATAAAGGCATCAAAGCGACCACACAAACACACACGTTTACCACACAACCGCAATTTACAAAAGCGTTATATTGCTTATTATCAGCAGTATGACGCTTTTGTTTTGCCTCAGAAAAACACACAAAGTCAACTTGTGACCACCTGAAAATATGGCGAAATTTGCAGTCGAAAACCATTCATAATCAGTGGCCCCAACAACCACAGTCCAGGATGGTACAGAACAAGAAGTTTAACGCAAATTTGTTATATATGGAGAAAATTAAGAACCCACTCTTGACCACAGCAGAGGCAGCAGCCTATCTTGGTCTGAAGATCAGCTATCTTCACAAGTTAATGATGCGTCATGCGATTCCTTATTACAAGCCGATGGGCAAGCTCTGTTTCTTTTCACAGGCAGATCTTGACCACTGGCTTACCTGCAACCGCATTGCATCGCAGAATGAAATCGAGCAACAGGCTCAGCAGTATCTGTCCACGAAACGTATAGAGAAGAAATGAGCCTGATGCCACATATACTGACTCGACCACCTCCTTTGTCGTGGCGCACAACACTTGCTGCCATTGTATCAGAGGTTGCAAGTATCTAACGAGTTTTAGCACCAAAGTAATGAACCCTTTTAATAAATAATGTGTATGCACGAAGATACCAAGCATATATCCACTTTCAATGATATACCTGTTCTTCTCGCTCGTATCGACGACAAGTTAGGCATCATTGCAGCGTGGATTCAGAACGGAGCAAGCCAGCAGGATCCTCATGCCATCCTCACCATTGACGAGGCTGTGGCATTCACTGGCTACTCCAAGTCTGCCATACATTCTGCCACATCCAAGGACACGATTCCTCACTTCAAGCGCGGAAACAAGCTCTTCTTTTTCAAGGATGAACTTGTGGAATGGCTGAGGTCGGATAATCGCCCGAAGAGAGGCAAGAGATTTCAGGTAAATGACAACTCAAAAGAGTCGGTTGCAAACGATGGCAATCTGGAATCCGTATCAATTGCGGCAGATGCTGCAAACGATACCAATTCTGTTGCTGAAGTTGCTGATACCAATTCTAATCAGGCAGAAATGGCTACATCTGTACCAGAAGAAGCCGTTCCTGCCTGTCAGAGTCCTGAGATTATAACCCCTTCTAAGCCTCTATCGGATGCCAAGTTGGAGCGAAACGGTTCTTATGATGAGTCCAAGGACACGTCAACAGAAGCGTTAGCTCAGCGAAGCCTATCCGCTCCGACATCTGACACCGATGTGGACAGTTGTATGGACAAACGAGAGAAAATGAGCTGTAGTAATGTCCCCCTTGCTGATGAACACATATCTAATGATAGTGCCAGACAGCAGGGAAAGGAAAATACTATTCCTTCTTTCCCTTACTTTAGTCTTGAACGACATGAAGCCACCGATGGTAACCCTGCAAGGTATGTGATTCGGTTCTTTGACAAGATACCTCACAATCAATACTACACTGTTTGCAGGATTGCCGAGGACAGACACGGAAAGCGAGTTGTCAAGAACACCGTCAGCTTTGAGTTCGCCACCTATGATGACGCTCTTCAGGCTGCGCTGGCTATTGACAAATACTTGTCGCCAAACCCTGATAATAGTAACTAATGTGACATCTAATAGCAAGCCCTAACAGTCTCTTCAAACTATGCTATACTCCTTCATTCATACCAGCCTACAGCATCCTGCTCCTGGCATTTCCTCACAACATTGTGACGCCATGCGAGAGCAGTTTTGCCGTAACGCACCAAGTTCACTTGGTAATTGGTTGGACGTGGGTATGGGAGCAAGTTTGTGTTCTGAAAATTTCAGAACTCGATGCAGCCTGTTGGGCTTCACTTTATACATGTCACCATAACAATCAAGATTATATGGCAACACAGAAGAATTGTACCCCCGATTTTCCCGAAGCCAGACCAGAGATAAAGCCCAAGGGCGGAAGACCTGCGAAGGCTAAGGAAGAGAAGAAGAAGCTGGTCTCAGTTTACTTCACAGACAAGGAGCGTGAGAAGATAACAGAGGATGCTGGCGGAAGACCTTTGAGCCTTTACATCCATCACCAGACTATCTATGGAAAGGTGGTAGAGCCGATACCGAAGGAACTGGCTGATGCCTTGAAGGACTGTTCCGGCATGTCGAATAATCTGAATCAGCT